TTCTTCTTACGGAGATGATTATAAACGATAGCATCCCACATACGCACCTGCGAGAATGCATCCATGTAGTTAGTCTTGGAATCATAGGCCAGAGTTAGAACAAGTTCAATCAGTTTAATCTTATCATCAATCTTCTCTACCAGTTCAACATCCTTGATGTTATACTCAATGAATAACTGATAGTTGTCCTTGTAGAGAGTATGAAGATTGCCATACTCTTCATACGAAAGCTTACGCTCACCAACTTCTACATTGGCAATAGCATCAAGTTTGTATGATTCCTGAGACTGACCACCAGGAGCAAACTTCTTATACATTGCGAGATAGTCAAGAATAGCAATACCCATTAGATCATAGGCTTGCTCTTCTGCGCCATTATATCCGCGGATCTTACGCTCATTCACAATCATCCAAGGAGATAGGCGCTTTGTAGCATCTTCACCAAGGACATTACGAATACGATTAACGAGATAGGGAATATCGAAACGCTCAACATTCCAACCAGTAACGATATCTGGATAGTTGTCTGCCCATTCGTCAATGAACCGCTTGATTAGATCGATCTCATCTCTACACTGAATATACCAAACATCATCGCGGGTGTTATTAAACTTGCCGCAACCCAGCACAATAAACTTACCTTGATTATTCTTGAAGGTGATAGCTGTTATAGGCTCACTGGCCTTTCCTGGCTCAGGGAATCCATTCTCGGAACCTACTTCGATATCGATATTGGTAACATTGATATGACTTAAGTCCCAGTCCACATCATCGCTGAAATGGTCTGCGATAAAAGCATACTCATACTTTTGATTGCCATAAATTTTGAAGTTCTGTACATCTTTGTATGTTTCAACAAAGTCCCTTGTTTCGCGGATGTTGCCTGGCTTCATTTCAGCCATAGTTTCACCAGAAACGGAAGAAAACCCTGTATGCTCTTTTGCTGGAACATACAGGGTTGGGAAATAATCAATCTTTCGCTTGACTTTTCTTCCGTCTTCTACACCGCGATACAGGATACGTGAACCATAGACCTGAACATTAGTATAGAAAGATTTCATTTAAGCTCCTGGCATGATAAGATTACTGGAAGGTACAACAAGTCCACCAAACATGGAATTATACTGATTGACGAACTCTTTGATAGGATTGATTATAGCAATAATATGAGATTTGTCAATAGTAAATGTCTTATCATCACTAAACTCTGCCCATGGAGCAAAGCCCACGTTTGGAGTCTTAGGATCAACCTTGTTAGGCATCACAACGATACGAACAGGATTCTTGATTATCACGCTTGTTGGAATAGGTGATGAGTCTGTAACTTCGCCAAGTAACTCTTCGCCTGAAACAAGTCTTAGAATCTTTACATTAGCGGCCATTATTCCAACTCCATCATATAATCAAACACTCCAACTGTCATCCACTTTTCAGGGACATATGTCATCCGATTACCACTCTCGGTCTTATAGACACACTTGTTATCATAGTCCATAACCTTGACAAGCTTTTCCCACTTGCCGTCATAGGCGCGTTGTACGAACTGAGTTTCAAGAATATTCATTATATACTTCTCCAAATTAATTAAATATTGTGCCGTTCATTTTTTCTTCGGTGGTAACGAATATCATCCGTTCGCTGTCATCAGTATAGTATACAGGGTTTAGCCCTGCTTGTCTATAGTCTTCTGCGTATTTTATTGCTATATGGAAGTTGCTGTCGGGGCCGGATAGTTCTGCTGCTTGTTTAATAATTTCTTCGGAAATAGTTTGATAGGTCATAGTTCTATTCCTTCTAAAGGGTTACCATACTCCGTCTTCTATCATCCACGCGCGACCATTCTCTATAAGTTTACCAATACAATCATCACAAACATTACCTGTCTTATATTTATCTTTCTTCAAGGCAAACTTTTGCATATCATAGAAAGAACCATATTGAGCAATGATATAAAAATCTCCATTCATTAGATAGAGAGTTGCCGCACACCCATGACTATGATCGTTTTTCTTCGTTGAAGAATAGAACTCTTGTTCACAGGTATTACACTTCATCAGTCCCATAGTCCTTGATAATATTTGCCAAAGAGACGAAAGCCGTTTGCGATACGATCATTGATTACTTTGCGTTCTGCTAATGCTTCGGATGGCCAATCTTTGCCATGCTTTTCATAGATTCGCAAATCCCAATCTTCATCAAGTTCCATTTCAAAAGCATAGATCATTTCATCCATAACCCAATTCCAACGAACATGAATAGTGTCATCAGGATCCCAGATTTCAGTCTCACGAATATCAGGATCACCCATCTTAATACGATCTGCGTTAGACCGAAGATGCTCAGGCACATCTTCATCGTCAGTATAAGGAGAACCGTGCTTGGTAGCTTTGAGTTGCTTTAACATAGGAAGAACGATAAGAGCGAGAGTATGATCCATATTCCAAGTATCATACTTATCAATACGAACCTTGACATTGCGTTCCTTCTTACTGTGTATCCAATCACAAAAATTGCCAACCCATGTATCAGCGAGCCAAGAGCCAAAATTATGAACACGCTCGTCTTTCTCTTTGTCCATCCAGAACAGGATCTTTTCTGCGATCTGGTATGGACCAATCCAGTTACAATATGGGCCGATATAAACCTTCACTCTTTAGTTTCCTGTTCTTCAATAATCTTATTAGCAGATTCAATCAGAGTGGCTAAAATACCCTTTCGCGCGAACACTAAAAGAGTATCGTAATCCATAGTCACGGCAATAGTCGCACTGCCATCTTCATTCTCAATGAACTCATCTAGAGTAAAGTTATTCATTAGGTGCCGCTTCCAGTCTTGCCAATTGCCTTGTTGATTTCTTCGCCAGTAATTTCCTTACAAATGTAATAGACAGAACCAGCATCAGTGCCGATCTTGACCTGTTCTTGTTCCATGAGATAGTTGCCTACATCATTACAAGTCTTCTCGTTGTTGTATTCGGGAGTGTTAGGATATCTGGTATCAACGGTAGCCTTACCGTCAGCCAGAACAGTGAAAAGAATAATATACCAAATGGACATAACGTCACCTCATAATGAAAAATTGGAGCGGGATACGGGACTCGAACCCGTTTCTACAGCTTGGAAGGCTGGGGCACAACCCATATACCAACCCCGCGATATTTGTATTTAGTCTGCTAACTGTGAAATGCCACGCAACTCACGAAATTTTCTTTCAAGAAGAACAAGAGCTTCCTTCTTATCACCACGATTCCAATGGTACTCAATTGCTATGATATCGTTATGATCAGCATCGCTAACATAGAAGCCTCGTGCTTCAACTTCCTCAATCAATTCCTGATCATCAAACTCGTCAAGATCGACTTCAACTTCAACTTCGGTAATAACTCTAGCCATCTGATTTCCTCTGTGTGTCTGTCAGTTTGTATACTATACCATAGGAATTAAACTAAGTCAAGCGAAATCATCTGCCTCTGCCTGTTGGCTTCTTTGGTGGCTTTGGAACGTTTCCTTGCGGCTTTTGCGATTTCAACTTTCCGTTCTTTGGTGGCATAGAACCACTCGGTGATCTCCTCAGCCGTGCGGCCGCACCCTCGGCATATTCTTTGATCGTCTTCATATTCACATACCTTTCTACAAATGGAATTATTCATTGTTTTTCAAATTATCCAGACAGTACTTGATGCTCTCTTGAAGTTTCTTTGTTGGCTTGAAATTTAGCATTTTTTCCGCCTTGCTTATATCTGGAATACGAACTTTAACGTCAGCATAATAATTCGCAACAGTTTCGAAAGAAAGATCACTTGGCGGAATAAGACCGCGCTCTACTGCTTCATCATGAATGGTATATGCTAACTGCTTCATCGTTAAAGGTTCAGGATTACCTATATTGAACGTTTCATTAAGTGATCTAACATTAAAAGATTCCGTGCCAATCATTCGGGCTACATCATCAATCCAAGTGAAGCATCTTATCTGCGATCCATCACCGATGATTGGTAGAGGATTCTTCTTTTCAATTACAATATGCTTGATGTAATCCGCAAACACATGCGAAGTGCCAATATCACCTTCAGACTTTTCATAAGGCGTAATGATATTGAATGGACGCCAAATCGTATAGTCCAGATCATATTGCTTTTTATATGCGATAGACATACGTTCACCAACATACTTGGACATTCCATATTCAGTATATGGAGCAGGATACTTATCTACCATATCTTCGTATACCGGAACATCGACACTTTGTGGACAGTTCTCATACACCATACTTGATGATATATAGACAACGCGCTTTACCTTCCACTTAACAGCAGATTGAAGAATGTTACCATGTAGCATAGGATCATTGTATAGAATGTCCGCACAGTACTTGTTGAATCCACCAACGCCAAAGATTCGAGCAGCAGCTTGAATGATATAGTCGGGTCTTATTCTACCAATAAGAGTGTCAACATCGAATGGATTTGTAAGGTCGATCTTCTCAAAGTCATAGCCCTTTGCTAAATTCATTCTTTCATTATAACGAAATAGACTATCAGCACCAACAACCTCATGACCGTTAGCAATCAAATAGGGAATAACAGCCTGCATCAAACTGCCTTCGGATCCAGTAACTAAAATTTTCATAATGTATAAACTCCGTCTGTTGTCTCTTTACTTTGATTTAAGAATTTCCAAGCATCAGCAATCACAGTGCCGCGATTCTTAGCGATATGTTTATCAAAGAATTTCTGAAATACTGTGTGAGGTGTCATGACAATGAACGCATCAAATTCTTCTAATAGGTGATCTAATGGCCACCAATTATCTGGATGACGGAGATATGGATCAAAAAAAGCATATTCAATACCATTTCTTTTACAAATCTTTGCGAATTTAAAACTTAAACTATTTCTAGCATCATCACAATCAGCCTTGAATGTCGCACCAAGAATACCAATCTTACTGATATTAGGATTTTCCTTCATCATCATCTTAAACATATATTGTGGCATACCTTCATTGATCAAAAATGAAGACTGAATCAATTCTGGATAGTGTACATCTTCAAGTAAAAACTTGCCATCTTTGAATAAACATGGGCCGCCCACGTTTGGTCCAGGCTTAGGTAATGCCATGCGCGAGTATCCTTTATTCGCAGCATCGATTACCTTATGAACATCTAAGCCCTGATCTGTACCGATCATGTAAAATTCATTAGCAAGAGCAAATGTCACATAACGATACATATTAGTAATGAGCTTACCAAACTCAGCTTCGCGTTGCGTTAGCCACATACATTCTGGCACGAAATTAAATAGCTCACACGCGCGATTATATGCGTCTTCTGTACTAGCACCAATAAGTTGTGGGAACTTTTTACTTTCCAATATGCCAACGCCCTGCGCTACACGTTCTGGAGCAAATACGACATGTGTAGAAACAGATGATTCCTCTTTCAAGATTTTCTCAATAAGTTCTGTAGTACCAGGAGCAACTGTACTACGAAGAACCACAAGAGTATTATCACGAATGCTTGGAGCAAGAGAATATCTTACAAAGTCTAAGATATCATCAACTCGAGGATTACTTTCGCCATCAACCGGAGTGCCGATCATGATTGCGACAGCATCACATTCTTCTAATCGCTCGGTATCTGTTGTGTATGTCAAGCGATTGGTATTAAGTAAACTCATTAATAATTCTTTTGCTCCCTCTTCTTTATGAGGAACAAAACCGCCTAATAGTTGTACACATGCTGCTGGATTACAATCAATGCCTATAACATCATGTCCAGCATCCGCTAGAACAAGTGAGAAAGGAAATCCAACATGTCCTGCTGCACCAATAACAGCTACCTTCATTACAAATTATTCCTTAAAGTGAGTGGATAGTCTGTACAGATTCCATGAAATCTTTCAAAATCTACATCATAGTTTATATCATATTTGATTGTTTTGCAAGCAGGAAATACAGCCATACAATTTTCTCTTACTGATGCGGAATTAACAGCATTTGGATGAACCCAGATAGTATTATCTTTTAGAAGAATACACTGATCAATATCATGAAAGAATGGAATTATATTTCTCTTACTAATCTTTACCATC